CCGTCGACAACCCCTGGAACCTCTGAATGGTGGTGATCAATGACACGGCCATAACGTCACCCCCTTACAGGGCTGCTTCCGCATAGGCCCCATCGGAATACGGGAGATAGTGAAGCACGGCATAGCTCGCGCCGCTCGCCTGATCCGCCGCAGCCGCAGCCATCCCGATAGTCCCCACGAAGTCCTTGCCGCCGACAATGTGAGGCGTGACACAGCTGACATCCGACAGGCCGGCAGAGTCCGTGATGATGGCCGCCGTAGCGACGACACCACCGACATGAACCACCCTGGCACCCCGCCCCAGGCTGGTGATCGCGGCACAGGCCGCACCCATCGGATTGAGAGCGATTGTCGGGGTCGTGAACGTGCAGTTGAACTGAATGGTGGTGGCATGAGCAGAAGCCGCAGTCGTGATTTCAAGATAGAGCTGAAGCAGGAGAATGCGGCCATACACATTGAAAAGTTCGGTCTGGGTTCCCCCGGCACCGAGCAGATAGGTCGTATGAGCAAGCGTACTCGTCTCGACCCTCAGCCCTCCGGTGATATATCCGATCATCTCTTGAGTTGACGGATTAAAGTTCGGCATTTTATTCCTCCTTGAGGGGGGGCGATCCCGAAGGACCGCCCCAGGGTTATTTACTCAATCGCGGTAGGCGGCGTCTCCTGTTTGTAACGAGCACCATCCAGAATGTAGAGAGCGCTGATGAAGTTGCTCGCATGACCCGCGTCAAAACCAAGGGACACCCACTTGCGCCCGTTGGTCAGCATCGCAGCGGGGATGTAAAACACGATCAGGTAAGTTCCGCCGGCGTCGCTGTCCATGAGATAGCTTGCCGCATCCGTCCCACGGACCAGGGCATCTGAGGTCGCCGTTGCCGTATTGACCCAGATCGGGAACGTGGCAGAAATCGCGTAAGTACCGGCAAGCGCCTCGGCCTCCGTTGCACCTTCATGCACCGTGAAGGTCATGTCGTTGTCATTCACCCCGGAGTGATTGATGATGATCCACACGCCGTCGGCGTTTCCGAGATACACCGGCTGAACAGACGCTTCCGTTACGGAGGCGGCAGCCGGGGCCAGGCATTGCACTATGGGATTCGTTTCAGGACTGAATTTCATGGTTTTATCCTCCTTGCTTAGGATCTGGTCGCCAGGGCGACGAAGTGCGACTGGGTATAACTCGCCCCGCCCTTGTAAGGCGTGAGAGCCGAGGCGCGGACAGGCTGGCCGTCAACCCGCATGACAAACCGGAACACCGACTCGTCATAGAGGAACTGAACGTGAATGCTCATATCGGCCTGAATCCCGCCCTTCTCGGCCAGGATGTATCCGCCCAGGTCGGCGAGAATGATGTCGCCAACGGTGCCGAGGGTAGCGGCCTGCTCGATGGCGATGACCGGACGCCCGAACAGCGTCCCGTATGGCTGACCGGAGAGGCCGCCGGCGGGCATGTAGATCGGGATTCCACCCGTGCCAACCGCAAGGCTCATCGTGAAAAGCTGCGGTTCGATGTTCTGGTTGATGAGCCAGATCGCATTCGGGCGGGACTGGGCGAAGAGCCGGGACCACATCTTGATCACGTTCTCGGCGACAACCGTGGCCGCCTTCTGCCCGGTTTCGGCCGCCTGGGAGACAAGGCACCCGGCATTGAGAATGCCAAGGGGCTGCCCAGCGCCGGTCCCGTTGACGATGGCATCGTCCAGGAGGAACCCGAATTCAGCGACAAACGCCTGACGGATGAAGGCTTCCAGTGCAGAAGCATCCTGAAGCAGTTCGTCCGTGGCGTAGCACAGGCCGATCAGCTTCTTCAGATTGAGTTCGATCTGGCGGAACTTCGGCTTGCTGGCCGTCTTCTGGGCCGCCTCGTCCTTCCAGTAACCGATGATTCCACCGCTCCGGGTAGAGGCCCGGGAGGTTTCGTCAACCCCGTTCATCTTCATGGAATTGGAGTTCCCGGAAATCTGAATCCGCCGACAACGGGGAGCCAGAATGCCGGTCTTGAATACCTCCTGAAGGAGCTCGTTGGAGAAATCGCTCTGGACCAGGAATCCACCGTCCGAGGGAGTGGTTTCGTTGAGCCCCGTGGCGTTGAAAAGCCGGGGATCGACATGGCCGCCGGGCTGCCCCGCCCGCATAACCGCGAACATCTGATCCCCGATGGTTTTGAACCGCTCCTTGTCCTTCACTTCGATGCCAGATGAGGTGAGGGGCTTTTTCTCAACCGTCTGGGGACGGGGGGCGTCGTTGATGGACGCGTGAAGGCTCTCGCTCTCTTCCAGGGTCTTCACCATGTCGGAGAGGTTTGCGATCTCGGCATTCACCTCTTTCATGTAGGCCACCTCATCAGCAGTGAGGTTGCGGTTTTCGGCGGTGGCCTTCGCCTTCAGGTCATCGACCCTTTTCATAAGGGCCTTGATATCCTCACGATATTGACTTATCGTCTTCATTTCATGCCTCCATAGGTTTTGAGTGAGATTGAAGAAATTTCTCGCCTTTCAACAGCAGGGCGAACGTCGGGTCGTTCAGCCTCGGCGGTGCAGCGTCCCGTTGCACTTCCGGGGGCGGGTCGGGGTCGGGCGGATCAGCGTCCCGTTGATCATCCTGGAACCCTTCCGCGAGAATTGCCTTTGCTCTGCACTGAGAGAAGCCCACGTCCCGTAAGGCTTTCTCAGCATCCCTTGCCGTCGGCGCCGCCTTCCGCTCTTTCAGGTTGGCCGGCACGTTTGCGAATGCAGACAGGTCAAACAGAACCGCCTGCGCCTTTTCCGATTTGCTCTCGTAAATGCTATCGATGAACCCGGCATCGAGGGCCTCCTGAGCCGTAAACCAGGTTTCGGCCGCCATTAGATCGAGGATTTCGGCCCCCTCCTTGCCGGATTTTTCCGTGAACGCCTTCGCAATCGTCCCGCCAACCTTCTCGAGAAGGTCCGCCTCGTCCCTCATGTCCTGGGCGTTGCCGATGACGATTGACCAAGGGTCGTGGATCATCAGAAAGGCGTTTTCGGCCATCCTGACTTCATCCGCAGCCATGACGATCACGGACGCGATAGAGGCCGCGAGACCATCAACATGGGCGATGACCTTGGATTTATGCTGCTTTATGGCGTTATAGATGGCCGTCCCGTCGAAAACGGAGCCCCCGGGAGAGTTGACCCGGATATTTATCGTCTTGGCCGTGATGTCGTTCAGGTCCTTGACGAACTTCTCGGCCTGAATCCCCAGCCAGGAGATTTCGTCATACAGATAGACGGTTGCTTCCTCCGCCTTGTTCTCAATCTTGTAGTTCCCTCGGGTTCGGGGTTTGAAAAGGCTTCTGTTTGTGACTCTCATCTTTCACCTCCGTATTTCTCTCCCCGAATGTCTCCCACCGTTAGCGTCTCCGGCGGCCTGATGGCCCCGTAATACCTGTTTTCCTCGCTATCCTTACCGTTCCCCGGTTCTTTCGGTGCCGGTAACGGCTTCGGCGCCGCCAAGAACTCGTCTATCTTGCTGATTGGAATCATGTTGTTGACGGGGATGAAGGGCTCGTCGGCGTAGGGGTTCGGGCTCGGATCCCAATCCTCCTTCTCCCGGATCTCGTTCATCGTCATGGCCCCGATGCTCCACATGGTCTTGTAATAGTTCGCCCTGTCTGCCGCGTTCCCCCGAAGAAGCCCGTCAACGTTGTGACGGGTGTAAATCTGCTGCTTGAACTGCTCGGATTCCGTGAGAAGCTGAAGGTTGTAGTTCTGCTCAAGGCGAATCAGCCAGGGGAGGATTGAATCGGTGACGAAGGAAATCTGCTCGGATTCGATGTTGCTGAACGATGACTTCGTAAGGTCTTTCAGCTTGTGGGGGGGGAGGTTCAACCACCTTGCTATTTCGGGGATCTGGAATTGACGGGACTCGAGGAACTGGGAATCTTCGGGGGGGATCCCGATTTTCTCGATGGTCATCCCCTCCTGAAGCAGCATCAGCTTGTGAGACTTCCCCAGGCCGCTGTATGTGTCCGTGAGGGCCTGTTTCAAATTTGCATGGCCCTGGGCGGATAGCTCATTAGGGTGGCTGACCACCACGCCGGGATGCGTCCCGTTCCCGAAGTAGAGGGCCCCGAAGGTCTCCATCGCCATCCCGAGGCCGATGGATTTCCGGGCCATGGCGATGACGCTGTATCCGGTGAATCCGTCGTATCCGAGGCCGGGAACGTGCAAAACCTTCTCTCTCGGGAGGTAAATATCCTCGTTTCCGACCTTGATCCGGTAAACCATGCCATCGTCCCGCCACTCCGGGGTGACGCGGTTCGGGGCAATCGGCCAGAGTTCCACTACCTCCCCCAAGACATTTCTGACGATCTCAGCGTAGCAGTTCCCCCATGTGAGAAGGTGCGCCATCATCACTTCCCGGCCCACCTGGGCGGTCATGTAGGGGTTGAAGCGGTCATGGAGGACGCGGAAAAGACGCTTTTCCGTCATGAAATTCGTCTTTTTGCCCGCTTTCCGAAGCAAATGGAGGGGAAGGGTCGATATGGTGCCGGAGATGAGAACAACCCCGCACCAGTATGCGGAATAGGTCAGGGCCGTCTGCTCGGTGACGTTTTCGCCGGAAAGAGACTGGGAACCAATGAGGTTCCAGAGGGACGGATTCCATGCTTTTTCGTCCGTCAGGGAGAGGTTTTTGACCCGATTTTGAATCCTGGCGACGATTCCCATGCTATTCCTCCCCCGGCCCCGTCGAAACGGCGATGAGCATGACAATCACCCCACAGGCGACAAACGCCACCCACGGGGCGGTCCCGTCATAGAGGCCGTAACCGAACAGGCCAAGTCCGCCGAAAAGCAAAAAATCCCGAATGTCAGGCTTCATGACTGACCATCCGGGATCTAAATTTTCCGAATCGGAATTTCCTCACCGCATCCTGTTCACTCAAAAGTTGAACTTACGGTGAGATTGTGGCATTAATGAAAGTTTACCGAAAGGGACAGAATACGCCCAAAACAGGACAAAAGCGGACAAAGGCGGACAACTAT